TGAACCAGTTTCAAAATGTTTTGTTCGGCTGGCAAGACCGGCAGTACGCGCTGCCCATCTGGCAAGACAAGCACGTTCTCACCACGCCAGCCTTGAAAAACACAACGGGAATTCCCGTGTCCACCACTGGACGCAGTTTCTTTGAGGGCGGTCTGGCCATTTTGATGACCGACACTTACACCTTTGAGGTGTTTGAAGTGGCCAGCATCACACTCGAGAACATCACAGCAGCCAAACCACTGGAAAACGATTGGCCGGTCAACGCACGGCTGTACCCGGTGAACCTGGCCAAGCTGCCCACCAGTGTGGCGACCCAGCGGTTGACCAGCAAAGTGATGACCAGCAACGTGGAGTTCAGTTGTGATCCGGTGGAAACTGACCCGTACATCCCAACCTTGCCCGTTGCAGAAACACTCGATGGGGTTGAGGTCATCTATAAAAAACCGAACTGGTCAAACCCGCTTCAGTACGACATGGATTCTGAGTACGACCTGTTGGATTATGAAACCGGTGCATCACAGCAGATACAACGCCCCGGCGCACCCCGGCAGAACCGCAGAGTGCAGTGGTTGATGAAGAACCGACAGGAACTGACAGAGTTCCGTGCCTTACTGGGTCGCCTCAAAGGACAAAAGAATGCAGTTTACGTGCCAACTTGGTTTTCTGATTTTGAAGTGGTCGAACCCACCGGTGTTGGCTCATCCGGCCTTCGTGTGCGCCGGTCGCAGTACGACGCTCTTGTGGGTGTTCAACCGACTCAGAATGCCGTGTTGATCAGGCTCACCGATGGCAGTCGTTTCCTACGAAAAATCATCGGCACCACCCGATCCAGTGGTGACATTGAGCAGTTATCGCTGGACACCGACTTTCCGGTAGAGATAGGCCCTCAGAACATAATGCAAGTTTCACTGGTTCACCTTTGCCGTTTGCGGCAAGACGGGGTTACAATCAACTATCTGTCGGATTCCGTATCAACAGTTGAAATTAACCTGACCACGGTGAAACAGTGAGTGAAATCGAAATTTACACAGTGACCTACGACTTCAACCGGTGGCGGTACACCTCGGCTGACCTGGACGTGTATCAGGAGCCGGTCACGTTCCGTGCGGTACCCATCTCACGGTCTGACATCGAACTCAGCAGTGACAGTTCATCCGCCAGCTTCAGGGTCGAATTTCCATTGGATGCGGAGTTTCTGGAATTGTTCAGAGTGTCACCGCCATCTGGCCTGGTCACCTTACTGTGTGAAAAATACGATCTGGAAACGGGCAACTCCACTGAAATTGTGTTCAAGGGTCGCATCACCGACGTGACCTGGGGGTTGGCCAACGCCACCGTTGACTGTGAAAGCAGTTCCCAGGCCATCAAACGCATGGGTTTACGCAGGCATTATCAATATGGTTGCCCACACATGCTTTACGGTGGTGAATGCAAAGTAGACAGATCACTGTTTGTCACCATTGATGCCGCGACCAACGTCACCGGTTCCGGCCTGGACTTGCTCAGTATTGCCGGTCACCCCGACAACTACTTCGCCGGTGGGTACATAGAGTACAGCCATTTTGAGTTGCAAACCGTTGAACGAATCGCCGTGTCTTCGTCGGCAGGCGTCACCCTTACCCTATTCTCATTCCCAGTGGGGTTGAAGTCGGGTATGGAAATTCGTGCTTACGCCGGTTGTAACCGGACTATTCAGGAATGTTCATCCAAGTTCAACAATACGGTGAACTACGGTGGTATGCCATTCATCCCTACCAAAAACCCCTTCGGTGGCGATCCGTTATTCTGAGGTGAGTTATGTGGCAGCAAATTGCAGTATTCATCGTACTTTCATTAATTTCTTACGCATTGACACCCAAACCGGAAGGTCCGAAGAACGCGGTCGCCGGTAAGCTCGACATTCCCCACCCACCTATGGGTGAAGAAATTCCGGTCATATTCGGCAAGGTGTGGGTCAAAGAAGCCGGAGTGATCTACTACGGCAATCCGCAAAAGAAGAAGATTCAAAGTGAGGGTGGTAAATGATCGTCACCCATGATGACGTAAAGGCGTTGCGTTATTGCAACAAAGGAACCCGTGAATTTTTCAAGCGACATAATCTCGACTGGTCTGATTTTGTGAAGAATGGGATCAGTGAGGAACAATTAATCAATACCGGTGACGCCAGGGCGTTGCAAACGGTCGAGTTTGCAAGGGAGAGGGTCGATGGGCAGTAAAGGCGGTAGTGTCACAGTAGGGTACCACTATTACATGAATGTCCACTTTGCGATTGCACACGGTGGTGTTAATGAGTTGCACGAAATCCGCATCGGTGATCGTGTGGCGTGGCGTGGCAATCTAACTGAATCGTCCTCTGTAACAATCAACAAACTAGAACTGTTCGGTGGTGAAAAACGGGAAGGGGGTGTACTCGGCACCGTTGATTTAATGTCTGGTGAATCAAATCAACCCATGAACCCATCACTGCAAAACGCGATTTCCCATGCAACTGGTTCGGCTGACATACCCGCGTACCGTGGAATATCCACTCTGTTCTTTAAGGGTGCTGATGGTGTGAATATGACCGGTACACCGTGGAGCAACCAGCTGGTTGACATGGTCAGTGTGTCAGGCGATGATATCCTTACTCAAGCAGTGAATAACCTTCTTAATTTAGTTCGGTCGTCTTTCTTGTGGGGTGCCATGAACCCCTACTTCAAAACACCGGCATTCCTGGTGCGGCGAATCTGGAAAGACTGGTATCCAGAGAAAGCAAAAATAGGTGAGAATGCCAACCCTATTCACATCATCTATGAAACCCTAACCAATAAAGTGTGGGGGTTAGGGTACCCGTCGCAAGACATAGATGACAGCAGCTTCCGTGCAGCCGCTGACGTTATGTTCAATGAAGGTTTTGGATTATCAATGCGATGGTCCAACCAGTCCACCATTGAAGAATTCATCAAGATGGTGAATGAGCACATCAACGCCACACTGGTGGAAGACCGGGCGACGGGCCGGTGGCGCATGATCATGGTGCGCGACAACTACAACATTGATGACCTGTTTGAATTGAACGAATCCAACTGTGTTGTTGAAGAATTCCAACGTAAGACCATGGGCGAAACCATCAATGAAGTTGTCGTGGCCTTCACGCGCCCTGAAGACGGTGAAACCGATACTGTCACGGTGCAGAACCTGGCCAACTTCGCTAACACCGGGCAGATCAACTCGCAGAAAAAAGAGTACCCCGGCATAGCCGACGCCGACACCGCTTTCCGAATTGCAATGCGTGACCTGAACACCCTGTCAAAACCCATTGCTAAAGTCACCGTCACCTGTGATCAGTCCATCATGGGTCAATATCCTGGTGATGTTATCAAAACTGAATTGGCCGCGTCTGGGTTGAATGGCATACCTGTTCGTATTGGCAAGATGAACCTGGGTAGTCTCACCCAAGGTGAAATTCAGATTGAAGCGATTGAAGACGTGTTCGCACTACCCGACAACGCTTATATTGCCCGCCAGCCAATTGGATGGGTCGATTCCCAAAGGCAGGCAGAGCCGGTTACTGACCAGAAACTTTTTGAACTGACCTACTATGAGTTGTACACCAGTACCGATACTGCCGACCGGTTAGAGTGGCTGGAAGACATTGGTTTTGTTGCAGCGGCATCACTGTCACCGAATTCAGATTCCAACAGTCTGGCGTTGTACGACAACGTAGGGCAAAAGGAAGTCGGAAACGGTGATTTCACAACCCTGATGTTGCTATCGGAACCCACAGGTTACATGGACACCATACTCACTCTGGACCTGACCGGCATTGATGTCACCGTGTTGTTGGGAGGTGGTCTGGCGTACTTGGGTGATGAGCTAATACAGATCACCAACTACAACATAACTACCGGTAAAGTTACCGTGAAGCGCGGCCTGATAGACACGGTACCGGCGAAGCATCCGGTGGGTGAGAAGTTGTGGTTTTATGCCGGTAACGACTATGTTCTGGACACCACCGACCGGGTAGCTGGTGAAGCCGTCAGTTACAAACTACTGTCTGAAACATCTGTTGATAAGCTGGAACTGAGCCAGTCACCGTTGGTTTCCTACACCCTACAAAACCGCCAACTGCGACCCTACCGGCCTGGTAACCTGAAAGTGAATGGTGTGTCTTACCCTGATGTCATTGACGGAAGTGAGTTGGTCGTGTCATGGGCGCACCGTGACCGTACTCAGGAACTGCTGTTGGAACCCACGAGTTATCTCACAGGTAACATAGGGCCGGAACTCGGTGTGACCTACAACCTGGTGATTAAGGGTGAGAATGGCACTGTTGTGAGAACTGAAGTTGGTTTAACCGCCAGTCAATATTCTTACGTTGGTGAGTCAAATGATTCAAACGTGTACGAACTCGCACCTTCTGGCATCTTTGTTTACGCGGACGGCTCGGTTGAAACACCGCAATTACGACTGAACGCCAATCTGGAAATAGAACTGAAGTCCGTCCGTGACGGTCTGGAATCTTATCAAACCCACACCATTGACGTTGAACGCGCAGGTTACGGATTCAATTATGGCAATTTCTACGGAGGAGCAAACTAATGCCAGCCAAGCAAGAACCGAACATTGGAATTAACTACGGATGGGACGCCGGGGAATCGGGCATCAACCTGCAACTGGATGAAAACTGGAAAGCCATTGGTGCGCTATTACAACTCTCTGTTGTTTCAGCAACTACCGATGTTCCAGCTTCACCAGTCGCCGGTGATCGGTACATCATTCCCACCGGTGCCACCGGGGTATGGTCAACCCACGTCGGAAAAGTAGCCCGGTACAATGAAGGTGCGTGGGAAATTTACACACCTTTGAAGGGTTGGAGCGCCTGGGTACAAGACACCGGCCAGCGGGTAAACCACAACGGCACCGACTGGCAGTTGCCCGGTGACTATTACGGTATGTTTGCAGATGACACTGCGGCATCCACCGGTGGTGTACCTGTAAACGGCTTTTACATCAACAACACCACCGGTGCGCTGCATGTCCGCATGGTCTAATTAACAACCAAAGGGTGTAAAAACCTTTTTCAGTTGTTATAATCCGGTGAAATTCTGTAATTCTGTACGGTTGGGGAATGCTTGTGGATGCTGAATCACTCGGTACGTTTGCTGGTTACATCGGGTCGCTGTTTATATTCGGCTTCACCATTGTGAGAGTGCTGGATAAGAAGGCAGGGGATCGTCAGACACGGATGGAGACTCGACATCAAAATGAGATGGATGGCATTCGACAGGACATCGCAGACAAGCATTACCACAACAACACGGAAGTGAAGAACCTCCACTGCCGTGTGAATGATATTAAAGACAAATATGTAAGGCAAGAAATTCACGACCGGGACATTGCCATGATGCGCTCGTCACTCACTGAATTTAGAACAGAAATCAAAGATGACCTGGTTAACGGCATTGCCACGTTTAACGGTGGACTCAGTGACATGCGAAAGGACTTCACAGAGCATCTGATGAAGTTATCCGAACGCAACTCACAATGAGGTAACGCGCCATGGCTACTCTACGTTTAACCCGTTTTAACTACGGTCCCGAACTCCCGTCACCCGTGGGTGGCACTTTCGGCACCATCGAACTGCCTTCTGGTCGCAAGCTGTACACAGTCGAACCACCCTGGGTCGGCAACAAGCAGTCTGTTTCGTGTATCCCCGAAGGTGTTTACAAGCTGCGAATGCGTGATTCTGGTGTGGTAAGTCGCAGCAGCGGTGGTGAGTTCAAATCCGGTTGGGAAATAACCGAAGTACCGAACCGCACGTTCATCATGCTGCACCCCGGCAACTGGCCACACAACTTTGAAGGGTGCATTGGGTTCGGACTCAGTTACTTACTGCTAAGCGGTCGCCTGGGTGTCAGTTCAAGTCGTGATGCCTTCCGAATATTGATGAGTGAACTGCCTGTCGATGAAGAACATGAGATCGACATTCGTCCTACGTTGATTGAATATCCCTAATCAATGAAAACCACCGGTACCAACCGGAAACCCAAGCGAGGAAATGAACATGGAAACTGTACTGAACTACATCCCTGACATCATCCAGGTGCTGACGTTGATTGTGACTGCTGCTGCAATTATTGCTTCAGCCACAAAGACGCCGAAGGACGACTCTGTAATCAAGAGTATTCGCAAAGTAGTGGATTTTCTGGCGCTGAACTTCGGCGGTGCAAAGAATAAGGACCGCTGAAATGTGGGTCTGGCTTGGTCCGCTGTTAAAACTAATGGGTTTTGTTGCTGATCAAATCAGACGGTTGCAACGTCGTCAGGAGCAGGAGAAACGGGATCATGAACAGTCTGAGATACAGGATGATCCCGTTGAGTTTGGTCGCAATCATTTTAACAGGGTGCGCGACCCCTCTGACCTGTCCGCCGACTCCGATGAAGCCACCGACGCCAGTGTTGAAAAGCTGGCAGACGAGCAGCCAGGGCGGCGTAAGCCTTAACCGCGACGACACCGAACGGTTGATGATTTACATCATTGATCTGGAAAGAACCTTAAAGAGCGAATGACATGATGAGATTAGCTGGATTTTTGCTTGTAGGTTTGGTGATTACATTGGCTCTACTTCCCGCTGCCCACGCGGCCCCGGCAACGTCTGAACTTAGCTGGACGGCCCCCACAACCCGCGTTGATGGCACCCCGTTGGCTGCTGGCGAGATATTGGAGTACCGGGCCTTCTACACCGTTGATGGTCCGATTGATGAAAATGGCGAATATGTAGCCGTAACCGGAACATCTGCGGCTAAAACATTAACCCTGGACCTGATACCCAGGGCAGAACCTTACACCGTTAATTTTGCTGTTCGCACTGTAAGCACCGATGGCCTTAAATCTGCACAGTCAGAGACAGTGAGCAAGACTTTCCAAGTGGACAGCACCGCAGCGCCTAACCCGCCTACTAACATCCAGTTCACGATTGTCTGCGGTGACGGGTGTACGATTACTGAAGTGGGAGACAACTAATGACCACACTGACAGAGTTTCTATCAACAGCAGACGCAGACAGTGCAACCGCGTTGGTGCAGGCCCGTGCATTCAGTGAGCAAGTACTGAAGCCCCTCGATGACCGCATGCTGAACGAGCGCACCGTCATGGGCCTAATCGGTAT